AGGGTCATTCTTATTTTGGCGAGGTGGGTCTCATTATTTTAACCTTACTGGGTCTAAAATACTTGCCAGGGTGGGTCAAATTAGTGTGGCTTTTCCAGCTTATCAGTGCTGCGAATAAGTGAGAGTTGGAACTTTATCTTTTCCTGTGCTATCTTAAAAAAGTCGGCATAAGAAAAAGGAAGCTGCAGGTTGGAATATTGCTCGATGAGCTTTACAGTTCCCAAGAATAAGGAAGCAGTCTTCATCAGACGATCCATTTCGCCTGAGTTGATAACATCTTGTTTCAACTCATTGTACGCTTCCTGCTTTAATTGTCGGAAGTGGTCCATAAACATAGGTCGTAGCTCCAATATCTGCAGGAGGACATTTGATAATCCTACTTTGTTGGGGTCTTCTATGTTTTTGAGTTCCTCAAATATTCGCACTTCCTCTGGAGTTCTGTTGCGAGGTTTCGGAACTTCACATACGATGACACGGCTCATCAGAGCATTGTCATCGCGCTGTGGCGTTTCCTGCCCACATATAATGACGGGGGCGAATACTTTGTCGTTTTCGATTTCCCTTCCTGATGTACCTCTTCTCTTCTGCTTACCATCGCCGTCGTAAACGATACCTTTCAAAGCTTGAAATTTCGTATCGCTGATGTCCTTGTTATTGTACTCATCGAGTACAACAGGCACGTCCTTAAACGTTCCCATAATAGTGGACATCGCAGCGTCTGTACCCGTATTCAGATTGAAAATTGGAATATTTGGTGATATGAATAAAGAACGAATTGAAATTGCTATCTGCGTTTTACCCGATGACATAGGACCCATAAAAAACGGAGCTGTGAACAAACGGTCTATACAGTGTATGTTGCTTCGGAAGGCACACATAATGGCAAATATGATAGCCCATTTTCCATTATCGTTGATTTTATACACCTGATCCATTAAGGAAGCCCATTTCTCAAATGACACCCTTTTGTCTGCAGGCACTTCTTTGTAGACCAGTTGGCTTATGAGTTCGTATTTGTCTGATTGTTTTCCGCTGCCTGCGTAGATAGTCGAGAAAGCTGGAAGGTAATAGTTCTTCTTGTTATGGGTAACGACACCCAGTTCATTGACAGGGTCAAATCTCCATTGGTCATCGACATTGTGGAATATGCCATTCGCAAAGGAAAAGAATTGTTCATCGGTCTTTCTGCTCATACCCTCGCTCTGTTGGTTCCCATAGGTTTTAACTTCCGAACACATTACGAAATGCCTACTCATATATGTCTTGATGGCTTTCCATTGCCATTCTTCACCGTTGAAGTTTACGGCTTCATAGTTGATAAGCACCTCCTCTATCGATGACATCTTTAGCATAGCCTTTGAGGGTATCTCTATGTAAATGGGTGTGTCGTAGTAGCGGCGGTTGATACGCAGAACGCGTTTATTCTGCTCGAAATCATCAGAGAAAATGTGCAGCAATGGTGTCATAAAGAAGTCGGCTACCTGTGTCATGCCATTGCCGTTCTTGTTTCGGAACATATAGCATACAGGTTCACTCTTTTTATTAAGGCGAGGGTAATAGTTACATTCTCGCCACATCTTGCGGTACTCCTCATTCTCTTTAACGTAATCGGGAGGCTCGTTCACATCGAACTCTTCATCTGCAAGGTTGTCGTTTAGTTGATTTACTTTCAGCGTAGATTTACGTTTCTGGACGAAAGGCTTTCGGATTTCGTCGAAATCACCCTTACTGAGCTGCAGGGCAGAACAGTAGTCTTTGCGCTTTATAGTAACAATGCTCTCTTCCACATAAGAAGTGAGCTCGATGCATCTTTTTATAAGTGGGGCTTTATCGCCCAAATATTCTCTTAAGAAAGGTGCATGCAGCGCAATATAATAATCTACAAATGAACCTGTAGCATCATTATGAGTGATTTGTATGTTGATGCCGGAGCGAAACATCTCTGCCAACGTGTGTAGGTAATCACTCTCCTCACCATCTGCATTGATACTGCAACCTGTCTCCGAAGTAATAAAGTAACAATACACACGGCGGATCTCCTGAATGTCATTGTTCAGTGGACGACCTGCCACATATACGATAGGTTCTTCTCCATATTGGTCGAGGAAGTCCTGCATCACCGATGTCAGAATAGCAGGGCTGTCTTTTTTTATGTTTTCTTTCAATGAATCTATACCGAAAAGTCCTGCCTGCATTTTTGATTTAGGCAGGACTTCTTTTATCTTCAGGCGGAGATTTCGTACACTTTCCTCGATGATGTTGAATTTAGTTTTGAACTCCTTGGTAACAGATTTCATATACTCAAGACGAAGAGCTGCATCCTGAACACAAGCAATGAGTGAACATATTGTATTCAACCCGTTGCTGATGATTGTTTCGTCCTTGCAGCCGTGCGGTATTATCATCTTCTTAAAGGCTGTTGGAAACGATTCCGTCAACCCGTGCAGCTTTACTTTGGTCCCAGCACCATTCTCTTTCGCAAATTCGTCGGGGTCTGTTCCTTTCGGAAGACGGATACACTTCACCTTTGCTCCGGCTTTCAATAGAAGTTCGCAGTTCTTCAGCGATGCTTTCACTCCTGCTGCATCTGCATCATAGACCATTACGATGTAATCTGTAAAGCGTAGCAGCAGTTTTACCTGCTCATCGGTGAATGCGGTACCACTGCCACCGATAACATTTTCTACACCTACCTTGTGCAGGGACATTACATCGAATTGTCCCTCTACAAGGTAAACAAAACCTTGCTTGCCGATAGATTGCCGGGCTTGATATAGTCCGAAGATATGCTTGCCTTTTGTAAATAAAGGTGTTTCACCGGTGTTTACATATTTCCCGACACCATCTTTAGGTGTTATGATTCTTCCGGAGAAGCCGATGACATGCCCCTGCATATCATAGAAAGGGAACATCAACCTATCTCTGAACCTGTCATAGGAACGTCCTTCATTATTGCCCACTACATCTACATCTTGCAACATCTGTAGGGAATAACCGGCTTTGGTGAGTTCTGACATAGCCACATTCCCCATAGGTGCATACCCGACACCAAAATCGGTTAAAGCCTTATCAGAAATATGGTATCCGCGCGTAGCAAGGAAACTCTCCGCCTGCTGCAAATTTTTCTGAAAGAATTTTGCTGCAGCTTCTATTGCAATGCGTTGCGCTACCTTTTGCTTGTAGCGCATTTCTTCTTCCGGATTCATTTCCTTTTCGGGGAACTCTAATCCGGCTTGAGTAGCACACCAACGAAGAGCTGACATAAAATCCATATTCAGGTGGTGCTGAATAAAGGCTATGACATCTCCGCTCGCTCCACAAACAAAACAATGATAGGTCTGCCTTGACGGGCTAACCATCATAGAGGGAGTATGGTCGTCATGAAATGGGCATACACCTTTATAGTTCACACCTGCTTTATGTAAATGTGTAAAAGATTCAATAACATCTACTATATTTAGCGCAGATTTTACTTTATCTATGAAATTCTTATCTATCATTTTTTCAAATCTTCTTCTGTAAACAACTCCAGCTGTCGGCTTTCGATACTTTCCGTTATGGATACACCCAGATATTCTGCTACGGATGCATATTCCTTGCCTGTAATAGGCTTTCGTCCAAAATATAAATCCCAATACCGACGTTGCCCAATACCTGTCTCGTTGTAAAAGAGTCTTGTAGGGGTAAAGTCCTCGGGATGGCGAAATTTTATCTTAAGCAGTGCTATCAATAAATTTCGCTTTACCAACTGACCTGTTGTCAATTTACGGCGCAATACGTAAAGTCTGACAGACATAGGACTACGCTCCAAGTGTTTCCCCATATCTTCAAACGACATTTTTCCAAGGTTTTGCCTTACAAACTCATCGTCTTGGGAGTTCCATCTTCTGTTGCCCTTCTTTCCCATGTCGTGTGATGCTATTGAATTGGTGGTCAAAACTTAATATCGCAACGTTGTCCGCAGGATGTATACGACCCAAATTTAATTGTGCATATACCCTGAGAGACTCTCTTAGTAGGAATAATTCCCTTTCGGTTAAATCATTGATGGAGTATTTACCCCAACTGTCTTTGTCGATGTACATGGTCTTTTTAAACTAATTCTCATTTTTTCAGTAAATACTCTTCTTAGCTTCTTTCGAAGTATTGGAGAAATATTGAATGGACGGTTTTGGTTATTTTTGTAATAAACACGATAGGTGACAGTCTTAATGCCATACTTTCGCTTAAAGGCTTTCCTTACTCTTCTTATACTGGTCATAGTTGCTTGATATTAAGGTCAAATTTCATATCTCTCTTGAGAGGTATACCAATAACACTGTGGAATTTTCCATCTTCTTTTTGTGTAAGGAAAATGTCTTTCTCATCTTCTTTTTTATAAGAATAAGCTCGACCATATTCGTCCCATACAATATGTAGGTCGCCTTTATGTCCGTTTACCTGCCTGACGTATGAATGTCTTAACTTCATCTCGTCAATTACAATATCACTACCAAGAGCATCTATAGCTTCTTCAAATTCTTTTACTGTCATAGTTTCTTCTTAGATTGACATTTTTTTATATTGCTGTATTGTACATACTCTTTGAGTTTCAAGCAATACAGCCCATTAATACAATTACGGTGGAACTTACAGTTCCTACACTCATCACACATTGGGGAAGAGTTCTTTTTCGGATTTTCGCAAATAATCCGCAATGACCTTTCTTTTCAGAGGGTCTGGCATAAAGTCGCCTCGTAACCATCTGTACACTGTCGAATTCGAAACTCGACAAATCTTCGCCAAATCCATAATGGTTTGTTCTCTTTCATTTGGCAAAGAATTTACATAATCTTTAAATTCCATATTTGATGTTTTTTTAAGTTTTATTGCTACTTCAAATATTTTTTACTATTTTCGTAGCGCATAAATTATTACGTAGCGCAAAGATGCAACATATTTTTGGAATACGCAAACATTTGAGTGATTATTTCACTCATTTAAATGAATTTAAATTTTAAAGCAGGGCTCATGGAAAAAGAAACTATAAACGATCGAGTTCGCTATATTATTGAAAAAGAGGGACATACTATCAGCTCTTTTGCAAGAAAAATAGACATTGGCGATCAAACTATCAGAAGTATCGCCAAAGACAGGAATAAACCAAGTTATGAACTCATCGTGAAGATTATAGAGAGCTTCGAATGGGTTGATGCTAATTGGCTTGTTATGGGAGAAAAAAGTGAGATTGATACAGATAAGAAAAAACTCTACTCAGTAATTTCCACACAACAAAAGACTATAGATAGTCAGCAAAAAACAATTGATAGGCTAACAGCAAAACTAGTACAAGAGTTGTCTGAAGAGCCTTCTAAAAAAGTGGCAAATGTCGGATAATAAAACTGTATCCAAAAGGATAATATGAGTGAAAATACGGTGTTTTTAATCACGCAAAAATATAAATATATCACACAAATGTTTGATTATCAGATACTTCTATAAGGTGTATAATCGGTAAAAAATCGGTGAAAAGAACTATGTTTCATAAAATATCCCTATTGATTATCAAATAGTTACGCTGTTGTTTTTCCGTCGCCATAATCCAGTCATCCCGACTAATAAAAGTGTAAAGGTTGGCATCTTAAACTTTTGCACTTTTATTTTTTATGTTTCTCTAATCCGTATTTTTAAATTTCTGCTAACTATATCATTACTTAGATATTGTTAGAAAACTTCTCGGAAGAATAAGAAAGCCCCCCGCATTGCGAGAGGCTATGTATATACCACAATCCTAATTGTGATACTTTTTTCTACTATATATAAAATTGGATTACTATTATAATACTATCTTTACACCCAATTTTTGTCCCTTATAATTTTGAGCAACAACAATGAATATACCATGACCGATAGTTTCGGCTGGAGAATCTATTCTGTCAGCTTGCGAATCAACTTTTGCTATAATCTGTCCATTTGCATTATAAATAGCAGTTTTAGATATCTGATTGCCTTCGATGCTAAGGATACCACCTTTTTTGTAAACCTTCAATTTATTTGTAATGCCCACTTTTTCGACAGAAGTTGGATTCTGGTACAAGAATGCGAAAGTAGATTGGTTTTTCCCTTCCTCTTTGTCAGGGTCTATTACAATCATTGAAGTTCTTAAATTAGCATTGGTTAATGCATCTTCTACTATTGAATTGTGGAATATTGGGACGTCTAATGTAAATGGGTAAGAAGGATAGTAAGCATCTTTACCCATATATCGTTTGTTGTATTCGAACTTTATTGTTAAATAAGGCTTTTTTTGCACCAGATTCTTCATTAACGTCCGTTATTGCCATATCAGTTAATTCCATGCCATTATAGTTATATTGCACGTATCCGTTAATTTTAGGGCCAGGTTCATCAGTGAACGTATTCTCTTTAGTTCTATTTCCATTTGCGTCATACTCGTATGTCTTGATATTTGTTACAATCTTGTTAGGATTGTTATCTGAAGGATAACCAGATTTAATGAGCTGATTCTTTTCGTTATAGACATACTTCATGTCAACTTTTGTACCGATTGAAAGTAGATATGTGCGGATAATTGTATTGTTGCCATTTTCATCGTAAAGGAATTCCTTCTTGTTGGCAGCATTGTCTAAGTCATATCAGTAATATATAATTCTTTCGTGTACTCTGCCATTCTCGTCATAAAGTATATTGAAGACGGGTATCTAATGGGAGCTTTTCAGGAATTTCTCTAGAAAGAACCATATATTGGTCAATACGATTGATTCTTCCTTTTTCATCATAATAGATAGAATCTACATGAGGAACTTCTCCTTTAGAACCATAGTAGACCGATGCTTTTAATTTGTTTTGGTCGTCATAAAAGTAACGGAATCCAGCTTTGGAATTAAACTTTCAACAACTTGGAAAATAATTTTAGAATTGTTCTCTTGTGCTTTTAATCTCTGTGATAGGGAAAAATCATAATAGGAGCAATGATAAGAGATAATGATGTTTTCATTTTGTTAATTATTAAAATTATCAGTAAGATTTTTTACACATGGAGACTTAATTTTAGTGCATACTTAATTCTACCATGAGATTGTTACTGATGTATTTTATATATATAGTAGTGCGGTTAGTGCACTAAACTTGTCAATAAATTCGACAAGCAAACCGTTTGTATTTTATTATTGTTTAGGGTGCTACTATTTTAGCTGTGAAATAGTATTTATTTCTCTTTTATATCTTGATAGAATGTATAAATATAGGCTGCTTATTGTTTTCATATACTTAATTAATTGCTGTAGGTAACTATTGATGATTTGATAATGCAAAGATATTATTTTTTTATCTATATAAAAAGTATTGTTCAGTACTATTTTGTTTAAGATTAGTTTAAGTAGACAATATCTTTACTAACATTTTCTAATATGCAATCAACCTATAAATAAAGCCTTTGAGATTTTATGATAACTGAAAAAAAAGATAATTACAATCCATTAAAAACGTAATTACGTTTTTAAATTTTATAATTACAAATTTTAAATTTGTAATTATAAAAATTATATCAAAAGAGAATAGTACTAATAGATAATTAAAATTTTGTAA